TTGATCGCTTCTGTTGCTTGGCTTATCGATGCCCCGGCTTTGTACGACATGGTAGCCATTAAACGCATCCCTATGAGTGCAAACCAAAAGGCGGTTTTTCCAGACCTAAACTCGGCATAGGCGGTAGTATATCGCTTATTGGTTTTTACAAAATGTTCGTCAAGGAACTGCTGACTGCCTTTGTCAAGGTGGAGTTCCTGTATGATCTTCATACGGCATTTGGACTCACGATTCCTTTTCATGTGCGCCCCCTTTGGTATAGGCCTTTTTCAATCAACAGCAGGTGCTGGTTGATTTCGTATAATGTCATATCTCTGTTGAACTTCTCCGTGGCTTTGCAAGGCAGGGCTTGGAGCTTCATCAGATCTTCAAATAGGTGCGGATGGTATTTTCTCAAATGGAGCAGTTCCGGATCCTTGGCGTTTGGGCAAAACCAGCAGCCATTTCTCGGCGCAAATTCATAGATCGGAGAAAGTAAGCCGTAGGAATCGCATATCCTTGTGGCTTCTTCCTCGTCTATGCCGTATTTATCCAATAGCGACACTTTTTTTGTTCCGTCCAGCTTGGCAAGCCGCACCTGTTCATCGGATGCGTAGCCAATATACTGAACAACATCAGCGCCTTGCCACTGTTGTTTTTTATACGATTCAAGCGGTCTTGTTTTGCAATCCCGCTGCACATAGCACCTACCACACAATGGCCACGCCCATATACATCCCGCCCAATCACCGTCGCCCTCGATTTTATGTTGGAAGAGATCTACAAAAGTTCTTTTTCCGCGCACCACATCCACCTTTATACCAGCACTTTCGAGGAAAGGTATTGCGGTATCATAAATGAAATCACGGTGTTCTGGAACCTCTGCGCTGATCCATCGATTAAACATAACCTCGCAATAGTAAGCCCCATCTATAGGCTCGTTATTTTCCAAGCCCACAATGATACTTGCCAAGCTATCTTTCCCAAAGGAACAGGACGCAATATGTTTCTTCTCCTTCACGATCACCAGTCCTTATCATAGCCGTAGTAATGGCGCCGTTCTTCGTCGGTCATATCCTCAGGCTTCTTGCGCCGGAACATCATCACAATATCGTCGATAATCACGATGGGGAGCGCCACGATCATCAGCAGGAACACAAGCAGCAGTTCTATGAAGTCCAGCACCCATTTACCGATCTTGCACATTTTCTTTCGCTCCTTCCTTGTTTGGATCGTCATGCACCGAGGGCAGACCTGCCGCCCCTCCGGGATGATTGCTCCACAGCAGACACACCTTTCAGGCCCTATCCTCTGTAGCCCCCCGTTCTATGTAAATGTTTCCGTTTTCGTCATATCGAGGCACAAGCGCAACGCCGTTGCCACTATTGATTAAGAAGTAGTGAACACCTGTTTCTGAGTCAACATATTCTCTCAAAGGGCCTTTTTCGTACACGCATTCAAGTAAATTTTTCTCTTCTGCGGTACACTGATTTTCGTTGATCTTGCAGCCCATAAGACACAAAAGGCAAACGATAGCACACAGGACTGTAACCACAATCTTTTTCACAATCATTCCTCGCTTTCGTACGGCTGCTTTAGACAACGCAATTCGTACTCGACAGCCTCCTCATAATCGTCAAACCTCGTTCCGTCATTGGTCATATACTCATAGTTGCCCAAGATGGCCTTATAGTCTTTTATGACGGCATAAACACGGCTCTTAGCCAATTCCTCATCCGTCATGCTGCGGATATGGTCTGCGCAGGTCGGCGGTGCAGACAATACCGTTTCTGCGAATTTGTCACAATCGCTACCCTCGAAATATTCCGCTTGTCCGACTTGGCCGCACACCTTCCTTGTCGGACACTTTGCATATACCCTCGGATCACACCGTATCAGATTGCTCATTTCGCGTCCCCCTTTAAGAGCTGCCGCCCACATTTGGGGCAGTACTCTATATCGAAGTGGTAAAGGCCCAAATGCATACAGGCTTCCGCAAAGGAGAGTGTCGTCTGCTCAGAAATCACTTCGGCTAAGATCCTGCGCTGATCCACATCGGTGCAATATCTACAGCCGCATTCGGTCTGTTTTGCGCCCGGAAGCATTCGGGGCTCGAACCTATATTTCCTGGCATCATCGCCGATCTTTTGGTACAGCCGAGCTTCAGCCAACATTGGCGTGTCCTCGCAGATATTAAACTGGAAGCACTTTGCCACGCCGTTCCAAATGCCGTATTTCCTTCCGGGCACGCCCCGGTAGTACGCACTACGCTTCATCGTCGATCACCTCCACACCTGCTTTTTCCAACACCTCTGCTATGGTGTAGTTCTCACTGTCTCCAACAAAGTCGCCGGCCGAATCAAAATATTGGTAGACAGTGCAAGGAGTAACCTCGATGTCTGTGTATTTCTCCAGCAGCTTAGCCGTCTCACTCGCACTAAGTGAAAACCGTATTTCATCAAACTGTTGCTGTGTGATCTTACTCATTTCCTGCACCTCCTTGATCCTTGAACAGCTTTGACCTTCCATCCGCACAATCAGCCAGCTTCCATACACTGTAGAGGGCAAAGGCAAGCGGGTTTCTGATGTACCCAATGTGCTGTGCCTTTTCAAACTCCTTCTTCAACAGATCTATCGCCTTATCTACCGAAAGCACCACCTTCTTTTTGTTCTCACCGTGGGCAGCGCACCCGATCTGCATTAACGCATTCCTGGTTCTGTCGCTGACCATAGAGAAGTCGGTACCCTCGGCAGGGGCGTAGTTCTCCATATTGTCGTAGTGCCATTCCAGGCCGTTGTGGAAAAGGAACATCGTGCCACATAGGGCATATGCTGTTCTGACCTCGCCGGTTGCAACATTCTTTACTTTGTACATAATCAAGTCTCCTCCAGTATAAAAGTCGTCTGCTGTGCTAACTCAAAATTGCACCACAGAACCTCGGTTCGCTGGTCCGAATTTTGGTTATAGGCCTTTCTGGTAACCCTGTTCCATCCGGCCAGTTCCTGGTCATACATTTCGTGGGGATAACCGGAAAGGATCACCGGGCCTTTATGTTGCCGTAGGGCGTCGAGCAGATCAAGATGGTCCTGTTCTTCCATTTCAAATCGGTACTGCTTGCCACCCCGGGTATCAAGCAAATACGGTGGGTCTGCATAGATCAGCACATTTTCAAAATTGAAGCGATGAATGAGATCCAAAGCCGGGCGGTTTTCTATCTGCACGCCTTTTAAGCGCATTGCAGCTGCAGCCATTCCACTGGGTAAGCTGTTCCAACAATCCACGCAATAGCTTCGTTCTCTTGCGTATCGATCTATCTTGAACCCAGTTTTTTGATAGGTCTTAAAACCATGCCCCATCTTGGACCGGATAGCAAATCGGTATGCTCTGTCCAAAGGATCCGTGCCCCGGTTTCTATGCGCATCATCAAACACATCCCGGGCGTAGGGTGTTAGTTCGACCAGCCTTGCTAACTCCTCCGGCTGTTCCCGGAGGACGGTGAAGAAATTAACGATATCCCCGTCAATATCATTCACTGTCTCAATAGCTGATGGTGGTTTGCTGAACAGTACCGCCCCGCTACCGAAGAATGGTTCGAGGTAAGATCTGTGCCTCGGCATCATTGCAATGATCTCCTTCGCCATACCCCACTTTGCACCAGGGTAATTCAATAACGCATTCATCGTGCCCTCCTATGCATTGCCGCTACGAGCTATGTAATCATCGACCACTTTTCGCAATTCCTCTTCCGTAAGGCTAACTTCGTATTGTGCGTGATAGACCATCTTGCCGGCCTTGCCGATCATCACATGATTGTTCCTCGGGCTCTGCACGGCGGTATAGCCCCTGTGTGTAACCCTCTGCATCGGTGCCGGCTTTGCGGCCGGCTGTTCATTCTTGCGCTTCTTTTTAGACATTAGGGAAACCCTCCTTTTTTGCATTCGCCGGGGTAACAGCATTGCCATCATCCCCGATAAAGGCCCGTACTTCACCATCGACGATCAAGAAGCCGATTTGGGCCATCTTCTCCAAGAGGAAGCCTTTGCCCTCCTTTGCGTACCGTGCGGAAAGCTCGTTGGTTTTCTCGGAGATCTTCTGCTGGCGCTCTGCGCCAAAGCCAAACTCGTCGTTCATTGCAATAGCACCACAGATCTGCGCCACCTGCGCAGCTTGCAAGGCGTGGTCGTGTACCTGCTGTTCCCGCACGGTTGCGCCGTCCTGCTTGACCGTGAAGAACTCGCCGGAGATCGGCATCCCCATTTGCTCCATTCGCCGTTTGGCGTGAGCCATACCAACATCGATGTCCTCATAGAACTCGTCCACAATATCCTTGAAATGGAGAGAGAAGCGAACGAGCCGCTTATAGCCGATACCCTCCACCTCGTACATTGCAATGCTCATACAAAACATCGTGATCTGCGCCGCATGGTTCCGGCAGTTCACAATATCGGTATGTTGCTGCATTGCAATTCTCTGCGCATACGGAATATCCGAACGGCTCATTACGCCGGATCTGTGGCGGTTATTTTTCTTTGGCTTTTTCGCTTTAGCCATCCTCGATATCCTCCTCGTCTACCATCCGTTGCAGGACGGTGTATCGTTTGTTTTTGCCCTTCCGCACCCGGTCCACCATACAGTAGAAGGAGCTTCGGGATCTATTAAGTGCTTTGGCGCACTCGTCTGAAGTACCGTCTATGATAATTGGAAAGTCAGTCCTGTTATCATAAATGGAGTACCGACAGAAGTGCCGGGATCCTGGTACGATCCGGTGTCCTCGGTTCACCGGAACAAAGCCGCTATTGGCTGCTATCATTCGGTTTCCCTCCATAAAGTCGTTGATATTTTCTAAAAGCCTGCCGCTTCCGAGCGGCTCGGCACGGGGCGCATATCCGGTTTTCCGATCTTTCAAAGAAGGTTGCGCCACACCGCACACAGTACTGCGGTTGAATCCGGACGAACTCGGTACAGCTGTCGCAATCATCACATCCGGCACCACAACAGCTGTGCAGATCATCCCAATTCATACACATAAACCGCTGGAAATAATGATCGTAGTCGCCCTTTTTCAGTTCGAGTGTTCTACGATATAGAACGCCTGCAAGCTGCTCCAACATTGCCTTCGTGTCCGTGCGTGTCCGGGATAGGTGTACCGCCTGCTTCACTGTTGGTACCGGTGCACCGTAGCCCCAGGGGTGATCTCCCATCATTGCCCGTACCTTATCCGCACTCTCGGTTAGATACACGAAGTAGATTTTTCCGCGGATTGCCTTTTCGGACTTGCCGATCTTCCTGCCGATCTCTGTGTAGCTATCGCCATTCCGGATCCCGTCAGCAAGTATCGCAAAATCTGCGTCAGTCCACTTTGATTCCGGGCTGTGGTTATCAGCCTTTACAGGGCGCTCTTTGATACCAAGGTCGGTGCAACGGCGCTGTATTGCCCCTGCGGACCGTTGCAGCATTTCCGATAGTTCCGCATATCCGTATTTATGCAGGCGCAGGAGCATAACCAAGCGGCTGTCCTCAGCAGGTGTCCATGGATCCTTCCGCTGAGTAGCAAAGGCTTTGTAATCCTTTTTCCGCTGCTCCGCTACCCACGCCGGTTCTTCACCCAAGGCCAGCGGCTCCATCTTGGAGAAGTCCAGGAATGAGCGGTGTTTCTCCGCCCACTCCCAAAACTCGTCAAGGTAAACAATGCGTACTCTCTTTTGCTTGATAAGCCGAGTATGTACCGGCATACCTCTGTTCTCAACCCAGCTTTTCAGCTTGTATGTATCGGAAGCGCTTGTACCGATAAAAGCCACGAGCAGCTGATGGAGGGTGATGTAATCTCCGTGTTCCAGAAATGCGCCAAGCCCGAGTTCCTGCACTTTGTTCAGTACGGCTGCTTCTGTGCGGTCCAATTTTCGGCTTATGCTCTGGATCGTAACCATACCCCAGTTATCCCGGAGGTATGAAACTTCCTCCGCTGACCACCGGCGCCACTTATTCACACTGGCCCGCCTGCGAAATAATCCAAGCGACAACCCCCGGGTATACACGGCATTGGGAGTACGCCCAAGCACCGCAGCGGTTTCCTCGTCGGTCTGATCTTGCCAATGCTCCAGAATGTACGCATCCTCTTCCTTGGACCATTTCGCAGGATCGACGGTCAGTCCCAGTACATACCGGTGTGTCCGTACAGAATCTATGCTGCGGCCGAGCCGCTTGCCGATTTCCGCCTCACTCATATCCGGCCAATGGTTCCGGAGGTATCGTTCCTCCCAATCTGCCCAGACTTTCTTCATTTCAGCTCTCAGTCTTTTGTGGATCGATGAACAGGCTGTGTGTGCCATCCTGTAAGGCTTTTTCATCGTCGCTCATGACATATCCAACAGAGGTAAGCCACGCATAAAGGGCATCCAACCTCAAATTCTCGCTGTGCTTAGGCCACTGCTTCTTGTAGGTTGAGTGGTAAACCTCAGTGTCTTTATCGCAGAACGCCGCATACACAATCCCAGGATAGGTGCTTGCAGGCTTTTCCAGAAGCCGAACGGTGAGTTTCTTTTCCGCACCGCTTTCCCAATTTCTTTCCTCTCCAAAAATAGCGAAGAGGTCGGATGAAGAAACGCTTGCGTAGTGAAAGCCGTGGCTTATGATTGCCCGGATCAGTCCGTACAGCATTTCTTTCTGGTTCTTGTTTCCGTACTGCAGCTTTTTCACAAACTCAGATCTCAGCTTGTGGCACAGGGCAGACAGCTCGGAGATCTTCTCGTTTGCCTCGGCCATAGCCTTTTCCCGGTCGATCTCTGCCTGCGGTCTCCGGACTGGCGCAGGCTTTTCTTTCTCGACATAGAAGCTCAGTCTGCCGGTTTCTTCGTCCAGACAGTAGAACAGCTTTTTGGTACCGGTGTCCGGTACGATCTGCGTTTCACCCTGCAACTCGTGGATGTTGATATCCTCGCCGACCTGCGTATGGTTGCCGTAATAGGTCTGTGTGCGGTTGATCTTATTGCCTTTTGCTTTGCGGATCTGATTTTTTACCCAGGGCAGGTTCTTTTCGATATTCTGCTTTTTGATCTTCTTCTGGACATCCATAGTGAAGTTGGCAGTGCCGATACTTTTTAGGCACTCATTGCGCTGCTTAATGTCGTCGATCTTCGCAAGCTGGTCGAAGTCCTCCAGTGAAATCTGCCGGGAGGAGACCTCTTTCAAAGTGTCCTGATCCAGCTCTGCCATTTTCAACCGGCGCTTGACGGTCTTTTTGGAGAAGCCGGTTTTCTGTACGATCTCGTCCACGGTGTCGCCCATGTCGATCATCATTTGGAAGCCCTGGGCCTGCTCGTAAGGTGTAAGATCCTCACGCTGCATATTTTCCAAGAGCATCGTTTCCACCTGCTCCTTGGGTGTCATATCCACGATCACGCAAGGCAGATGTGTCAAGCCTGCCAGTTCAGATGCCGCCCGGCGCCGATGGCCGATGATGATCCGGTAATGATCTTCAAAAGGCACAACCGTAAGGTTTTGGAACACACCCTTTGCGCGGATACTGTCGGCAAGCTCGGTTAGATCTCCGAGTTCTTTTCGGGGGTTGTCCGGGTGGGGCTGCAGCTTCTCGATGGGAAGCATAACGAACTGTTGGGGCGACTGCTCTACATTCTCAGTTTTCTTATTCGGCATTTTATATACTCCTTTCATTTCGGGATAAACCCTTAAAAAAACGATAGTTGACCGACTTTATTTTCGGTCA